ATTGTTGTACCCTCCCCCCCTCTGAAAAAGCTAGAATGGCAAAAACTCCGAAAGGGTAAAGTGGTCAAGAAAAAAAGTGAAGTCCAGATGACGATACAGCGGTATGCGGAGAACCCGCCAGCGACGTTGCCGAAGACGGATCACCAGCGCATCAAGGAATTAAAAGAGTTGATGATCCGATCTGGCGGCAAGGATGTGGCCGAAAAGGTAATCCAGATCGCGCTCAATGACGAGCACCCAGGCCAGATGGCCGCGCTCAAGATGTGCATGGACAGGACGCTGCCAGTCAGCATGTTTGAGAAAGACAAGTCTCAGAGGTCAGCAGTGACGATCAACATTACTGGGTTGGGAGCACCTCCCCAGCTTGTAGAGGATATTACGGATGTCTGATCTGAACTTCTCTCTCTTACCTTGGCAACAAGAGGTCTATACAGACCCGACTCGGTTTAAGGTAATCGCAGCTGGACGGCGGTGTGGCAAGTCTCGGTTAGCGGCTACTACGTTAATCATTGAGGGTCTACGCTGTCCACAGGGTTCTGCGGTGCTGTATGTCTCACCGACAATGGGGCAGTCCAGACAGATTATCTGGGACTTGCTGCTTGATCTTGGACGGGAGGTAATTCAGTCCAGCCACGTTAATAACCTAGACATAACCCTGATCAACGGAGCGCGTATATACGTCCGTGGTGCTGACAGACCAGATACCCTGCGTGGAGTCTCCTTGACCTATGCCGTTCTGGACGAGGTGGCCGACATCAAACCCGAGGCGTGGGAGCAAGTTATTCGTGCTTCGCTGTCAGACCGAAAGGGCCGGGCCATGTTTATCGGCACTCCTAAAGGCCGGAACTGGTTCTATGACCTGTGGAAACTTGGGCAAGATGAACAGGATGCGGACTGGAAGTCCTGGCACTTCACCACTGCTGACAACCCCCTGATTGATCCAACGGAGATTGAGTCAGCCAAAAAAACCCTATCCTCCTTCTCGTTCAAGCAAGAATACATGGCGTCTTTCTCCAACGCTGGCGCGGATGTGTTCAAAGAGGAGTGGATTAAATATGGGGTAGAACCTGAACATGGCAGCTATTTTGTGGCGGTTGACTTGGCTGGCTTTGAGGAAGTTGCCAAACAAGCGGCCAATGCCAAGAAAAGGCTGGATGAATCAGCCATTGCGGTGGTTAAGGTGACTGAAGATGGCAAGTGGTTTGTCAAGGCTATTGAACACGGGCGGTGGGATATTCGTGACACGGCCTCCCGTATTCTCATGGCAATGCGCGAGTACAAGCCATTGAGTGTAGGTATCGAGAGAGGCGCACTCAAAAACGCCGTCCTTCCATACCTGTCAGACTTAATGCGAAAAAATAACATCTATAGCCATATTGTCGATCTAACCCACGGCAACAGAAAAAAGACGGATCGCGTTATTTGGTCATTGCAAGGTAGGTTTGAACACGGTAGAATCATTCTTAACAGTGAGGAAGATTGGTCAGACTTCACGGATCAGCTGCTTATGTTTCCGAGCCAAGGCGTCCATGACGACCTTCCAGACGCGCTTTCTTATATTGACCAACTGGCTGTTACCAGTTACTTTGAGGAAGATGATGACGAAAATTCTTGGCAACCCCTCGACATCATCTCCGGTGTTTGAGCTAACAAAGCTCTGCCCAAAATGTAAACAGACGCTCCCGACAACATCGTTTTTCAAAAACAAAGGCCGTGTTGATGGGCTTCAAGGCTATTGCAAACTGTGCAAGTGTCTTCGGGATAGGCAATACGATGCAGAGCACCGAGAAAAATTAAACGAAGCTGCTAGGACAAGAAGGCTGTCTAAAGAATCCAGACAGTCGCACTTAGATGCGTTAACACGATACCGTGCAAAGAACAAAGCTATTCGGGCAAAACTTCAAATGGCTAGGAAAAGTTCAAAATTAAAGCGCACCCCAGACTGGCTTACCGATTCTGACTTGGATAGGATCAAATGCCTTTACCAGTTGGCGGCAATGCGAAACAGGGAAAGTGGCTACGCTTGGCATGTTGACCATATAATCCCGTTACAGGGCGAGTTCGTTAGCGGCCTTCATGTGCCGAGCAACCTGCGCGTCATACCCGCAATTGAAAATATGCGGAAAAGCAACTACTACGGGGTCTAGCATGGATCAAAATGAGTTCGACGAACCAACAGAAAACGACAAAGAGCTAACACGCTTTGTCATTGACCACTGTGACCGCTGGCGCGACTGGCGCGATACCAACTATCTTCCCGACTACCTAGAATACGAGCGCATCTTCCGTGGTGAATGGGCTGCGGAGGACAAAACGCGAGAGTCTGAGCGCAGCAGAATTGTGACCCCTGCCACCCAGCAAGCGGTGGAGACTCGACACGCTGAGATCATGGAAGCCATCTTCGGTCAGGGTGAGTTCTTTGACATTGAAGACGATCTCAGAGATGTCAACGGCAATCCGTTGGATGTCGAGGCGCTTAAAGCCCAGTTGATGGAAGACTTTAAGCAAGACAAGATCAGAAAAGCTATCGACCAGATCGAGTTGATGGCTGAAATCTATGGCACTGGCATTGGCGAGATTGTGGTGAAGACCGAGAAAATCTTTGAACCAGCCACCCAGCCGATTCCAGGCCAGATGGGTCAAGCTGCCATTGGTGTGGTGGAAAAAAGCCGTATTGCGGTGAAGATCACGCCGGTCAACCCCAAGAATTTCTTATTCGACCCCAACGGAACATCTATTGATGACTGCATGGGCGTAGCAATTGAGAAGTTTGTCAGCATCCACAAGGTGGTCGAGGGCATCGAAAAAGGCATCTACCGCAAGGTAAACATCACCACGGGCGATGAAGATACTGATCTTGAGCCGACTCAAGAAGTCAGCCAGTACAGGGACGAAAAAGTAAGGCTGCTGACGTACTACGGCCTTGTTCCACGGGAGTATTTGACCGAGAAGGACGTGGAAGTTGAGGAGTTATTCCCTGACGATTCGGTTGCAGAAGATTATAGCGATATGGTCGAGGCCATTGTCGTTATTGCCAATGAAGGTTTGCTGCTCAAAGCAGAAGAAAACCCGTACATGATGAAGGATCGTCCAGTTCTGTCTTATCAGGACGATACCGTCCCAAACCGGCTGCTGGGCAGGGGCACGGTGGAGAAGTCCTACAACATGCAGAAGGCTATTGACGCTCAAGTGCGTAGCCATCTGGACTCTTTAGCGCTGACTACCAGCCCAATGATTGGTTTGGACGCATCTAGACTGCCACGGGGCGCTAAGTTTGAGGTGAAACCTGGCAAAGCGTTCATGGTGAACGGCAATCCAGCCGAGATTCTCTACCCGTTCAAGTTTGGCGAGACAAGTCTGAACAATCTGAACACGGCCAAAGAGTTTGAGAGGATGCTCCTCCAAGCCACTGGCACGTTGGATGGTCAAGGCATGGTCAGCCAAGGCAATCGGGACGGCGCTGGCATGTCAATGGCAGTGGCTACGATCATCAAGAAGTACAAACGCACACTGGTGAACTTTCAAGAGGATTTCTTGATCCCGTTCATCCAAAAAGCGGCGTTCAGGTACATGCAGTTTGACCCAGAGCGCTATCCATCGGTGGACATGAAGTTCATCCCAACGGCCACGCTGGGCATCATTGCTAGGGAATACGAGCAGCAGCAGTTTGTGGGTCTATTGCAAACTCTTGGCCCGAATACACCAGTGTTGCCGATCATCCTGAAGGGCATCTTTGCCAATTCCAGCCTGACTAACAGGTATGAAATGATTGCGGCACTCGACCAGATGAGCCAGCCTAACCCAGAGGCACAACAGTTGGAGCAAGCCCAGCAACAGTTGGCACTGCAAGCAGCACAGGCTCAGATTGCGGTGCAGACTACGCAAGCAGAGCAAAATCGGGCAGAGGCGCAGAAGTTGGCAGTTGAAACGCAGCTTATGCCGCAAGAATCGCAAGCCAAGACTATGGCGGCGCTGACAAAAAATCTGCCAGATGACAACGAAGGCAAAGAGTTTGACAAACGGGTCAAGATTGCGGAGTTGATGCTCAAAGAAGCGGACATTAAGAACAAGTCCAAGATCGTTGAGTTGCAGATGGCAAACAAACAAGAGAATCTACGCTCAGTAGAAAATGAGTTCCTTGACCAACTTTCGGGAGCATTGAAATGATTGATCTCGATTCAATGTCTGACGATGACAAGCTGGCGGCGCTTGAGTCAATTCACAAGTCGATTGCAGAAAGCAAGGAAGTTCAAAAGCAAAAGATTGCGGCCAATGTCGATCTGGTGTTGCAAGCCCTCAAGAAGATGGAGTCCGACATTCGGGCGCGATATGACGAAACGGGCAAAGCCATTGAGAAGCGGGTCGCCAACATCAAAGATGGTCGAGACGGGCGCAATGGTCTTGATGGCAAAAATGGCAAAGATGGACGCAACGGCAAAGACGGGGCTATCGGGCCTCGCGGCAATGATGGTCTAAACGGCATCAACGGTGTAGATGGTCAAGATGGCGTTTCTGTTACGGATGCCAAGATCGACTTTGACGGCTCATTGATTATCACTTTGTCCACGGGGCAAGAGATCAATGTGGGTGAGGTTGTATCTCCCGACTTAGCTGACAAAATTCAAGTCATATCCACCATGTCTACCAATGGCGCGGTGGGCATCAAGGACGAAGGCACTTCAATCTCTACGGGTGTGAAGAACATCAACTTTGTTGGTGCGGCCGTTACTGCATCGGCATCTGGCGATGATGTCACCGTCAATGTAAGTTCTGGTACAGGTACGGTAACGAGTGTCGCTGTATCGGGTGGCACTACAGGTTTGACCACAAGCGGTGGGCCAATTACTACAACCGGCACAATTACCTTAGCTGGCACTCTGTCCACTGCTAACGGCGGTACTGGCAATGCTACAGGCACAGCCACAATTAACGCCAACTTGACTGGCGATGTGACCTCGGTTGGTAACGCTTCAACACTGGCAACAGTCAACAGCAATGTAGGTTCATTTACAAATGCCAACATCACAGTCAACGCCAAGGGCTTGATTACTGCTGCGGCAAGCGGATCACCTGGCGGTGTGACCTCAGTCACCGGAACATCACCTGTTGTATCCAGCGGCGGCACGACACCGGCGATTAGTTTGGCCTCTGGCTACGGCGACACGCTCAACCCTTACGCTAGCAAAACGGCAAACTTTGTTTTGGCTGCACCTAACGGGTCTGCTGGTGTACCGACCTTCCGCGCTGTTGTTGAGGCTGACATTCCTACACTT